AATATCTTTAATTAAATCCAATCTAGATTTAATTAAAGCAATCAAATTATCAGATGTCGAACGCAGACTTATAGAATTAGAACGTCAAAAAAGCGATAAAGAAAATATATTAGCTCAAATGGCTATATTTGGTGTAGAAGGCGGACCCTTAGCAGATAAAATAGGAAAAGATTTAGAAGAATTAGCTAAGAACATACAATCTGCAACACTAGAACGTGGCGGTATACAAACAATATTTGCTAGACCAGGAACCAATGTTGCTAATCTAGCTAAAGCTGGTGGCTTAAATGCCTCCGCCGCAGCAAATCTATTAGAAACACAGGCACAAGTAGCTGGTGCAATGGGCCAAGTAAATCAATTAAGTCGCCAAAAGCAAGTTAATATTTTAGAGGGCGAAAACAAAGAATTAGAGGCTAATATAGCATTAAGAGAGCGAATTAATGGATTAGTAAATAAGCAATTAGGCTTACAAGATGAGAGTGTTGCCATACTTGTTCGCAATCAAGGAGTTGAAAAAGATATAGCAGAAGAAAGAGAAGATGGATTAAAGTATAGTGCTGCATTACGAGACCTATCAGTAGAATTAGGTCAAATAGCAAATAGTAGATTAATATACGAAAAGAATTACAATGATCTATTGAAAGCTGGTGCAGTAGAAGATGCCAAAAAATATCAGGCAAACTATCAACAAGCCTTAGCTTTACAAACTCAAAATGCGGAAACTGCATTTCAAAATAAGCAATTAGATATACAGTTAGGTACAACTAATAGAATTTTACAGCGTCAATATGATATAAATAGGGCCAAAGCAGAAAGTGCAATTCGTATAGATCAAATTGGTCGCGAAAACGCACAAAATGAATTAGATACACGCGGCCAAATTTTTGACTTATTAGTAGAACGTGGAGTTGTATCAGCGCAAGAGGCACAGGATGGTAAGCGTACATTAGAAACTCAACGAGCACTATTAGAAACTGAAATTAGATTAGCAAATATTAGAGACAAACAGCGCCTAGATGAAATGGCTGTTGGTAGGCAGTTAGAGACTAAGCAAATCACCGGTGATGAAGCCAAGGCCAGATTACAAAACATCAGAGAGGAGGCGTTAGCCGAAAGTGATGCCGCTATAAAATCTAGAGATAATAAGTTACAAGTAATTGGTTTACAGAACACTTTAAACAGTACTCAGCTTAGATATTTAGATTTATTAAAGAGCACTACAGATGGTTTAACAGATGCAATAGTTCAATTTGCTAAAGGTAGTAAAACAGCATTTAAAGATTTTATCATGGAAGCATTAGCCGGATTATTAAGACTACAATTACAGTTAGCTATTATAGAACCTATGAAACAGTCTTTAGTAAGCACATTTTTTCCACAATTAGTAAAATCTGCTGGAACAACAGCTAGTACATCAACCTCAACGCCATTTTATTTACCTGGAGCAGCAGCAAAAGGAGCATTATTTACTAGCTCTAGTGCAATGTTTGCAGGTATGGATAAGTATGCAAAAGGTGGCTTATTAAATAGTCCTACTCTATTTGCACATAGTGGTGGCAGCAGAATGGCTGTAGCTGGAGAAGCTGGTCCTGAATTTGTTATGCCAGCTGTTAAAACTAGTAACGGCTCATTTGGTGTACGAGCAACTGGCGGAAAAACAGAAATTAATATCTACAATAATGCTCAAGCTAATGTTGAAGCTAAGGAAACAGTAGATAGTAGAGGTAATCGTAGCTTTGATGTAATTATTAGCGAAATGGTAGCAGGAAATATGGCTCAATCTGGAAGCTCTATGCAAAATTCTTTGCGGGGTAATTATGGATTAAGCCCAGCATTAGTAAGGAGATAGTATGGCCTATACATACTCGTGGACAGCGTTAAGTTTACCACAAGTACCTCAAAAAGGTTTTAGTGAAAATCATGGAGCACTTATCCAAAGAACTAGTATGGATAAAGGCCCTGCTAAAATGAGATATTTAGGTAAGCGTCCTAGTCAACTAAACGTTAGCTTTATCATGACTAATGCTGAAGTAGCTACCCTAAAAAACTTTGTGGAAAATACAATTCGAGGAACTATACGTTTTGGTTTCCCACATCCTAGAACCAATACTATCGAAGAAGTTAGAATAATTCCTCAGGGAGATAGCTTGTTTACTACAAGCTATCTTGCTCCAGGATATTGGACAGTCTCACTACAGTTAGAAGTATTACCATGAGCCGATTAACATCAATGTCTCCTGAGGCATTAAAAGCAATATTTTCTCCAGAAACAGACTCTAATCTAATTACTACTGTAACTATTTATGATCCTGATAATGTAAACAATGTAATATTAAGACTTTGTGATAGTTTTACTAAACGTATTAGCGAAACAACAGAAGAAGTTATATACGGCATTACTTGGAAAGGCAATGATTATACGTTTTTGCCTATGGAAATAAGTTTGCCTACTGAAGAACAAGGTCAAGCACCTAAATGTTCTATTACTATGTTTGATGTAACTAGATATGTAGTACCTATTGTTAGAACTATTACTGGTCCTCCCAAAATAAAATTAGATCTATTACTATCTAAATATGTGGAACCAGGTAATACATTGTTTAATACTAATGCTGATGCAGAAGCTACTTTTAACGATTTTTACATAAGTAATTTTACTTACAATAAAGATCAAGTTTCTGCGGAATTAACTATGATAAACTATGATCGTGAACCTTTTCCACTTCATAGTTTTACTCCAGCATATTTTCCAGGATTATTCTAATGTGGTCAAATAAATATATTGGAATTCCTTTTAAGGAACGCGGCAGAGATTTTAATGGTGTAGATTGTTGGGGATTAGTTAGACTTATATATAAAAATGAGTTTAACATTACATTACCTAGTTTTGTAGATGATTATACTACAACAGATGATACTCCAAGACTAGAAGAATTAATTGCTCAATATCGCGAAGGTTGGGATGAAATAACTGCGCTTGAACCAGGTGCAGTTATTTTATTTAAGCTACTTGGAAGCGAATCTCATATTGCTGTAGCTATAAACGACAAACAGTTTATTCATATTAGTGAAAATTCTACTAGTGTTATTGAATCTATTGATAGTGTTTTATGGCGTAAACGCATTGTAGGGTATTTTAAATACAATGCAGATAAAAATGTTATACTAAATACTGTTCCACATCCACTAAAAACTGAACGTTATACGCTACCAATAGCTCCTGGTACTACTCTACAGCAATTACACGCCTTTGTAGTTGATGAGTGGAAAGTTGCACCAGAATTAAAATCATATGCAGCTATACTTGTAAACGGCCGCCCTATTACAGTAGAGCGATGGGATACTTTTGTCCTTAAAGATACAGATGTTGTCGAATATAGAGCTGTTCCTGGAAAAGATGTTGCTAGACTAGCATTATTTGTTGCGCTAGCTATTTACGCACCTTATATTGCCGGAGCATTAGAAGGTGGATTAGTTGCAGCTACTAGTGGCGGTTTAGTAGGTTCTTCAATTGCTGCTGGTTGGGCAGCTGGAGCTGTAGGTAGTACTTTTGCTACAATGGCAGTTACTATTGTTGGCGGAGCACTAATAAATGCAATAGCCCCAGTACGTCCACCAACAACAAAAGATCCTGGTACCACAGAACAACAGTATATGGTTACTGGTGGTGCCAATCAAGCAAATCCATATGGTGCAATACCTGTAGTATTGGGTAAGGTTCGCATGACACCAGCTCTTGGTGCTCAAAATTATGCTACATTTTTAAATGAGCGTGACAGCTACTTAACAATGCTATTGGCTTGGGGATATGGTCCACTAAATATAGATCCTGCAACTTATAAAATTGGTGAAGTTGCGCTTAATCTAGGTCAACAAAATCAAAGCTATCAGTTTGCTAAATTTGACAGTCCTAATCAAACACAGGACATGTTTATCACTTTAGATAGAAAAAATGATATTGCTGATGCAGCAAATATTACAAAATTTAATACTATTTATAGCAGTGATGTATATCAAAATTTAGTTAATACAGCATTAACTGGTGCCAGAGATGCTAATAACAAACCATATAGCCCACTACAAAAT